GCTCTTATTCCACCAGGTCCAGATAACTATGTTGCCGTATTTGATATTGCCTGTGAAACAACCCATCCTGATTTAGTAGGATATCTCTTTGATAACTATAATCACTGGACAAATACACCTAACGTAGAACCTACCGCTAATGATTCTGCTAGTAATCACGGTACACCTTGCTCAGGAATTATATGTGCTAATCCGACAAATGGTATAGATACAATTGGTATTGCTGGACCAAGAACAAAAGTTACTTTCCAGGGTATAGGTGCTCCAGCTGGAGGAGGTAGTTTCTTTACAACTAGCGCTGTACAGGTAGCTGCCGTAGATTATGTAATGCAGAATCCATCTTGTGTTGCAATATCAATGTCTTATGGCTGTGGTTTTTGTAGTTGTACAACTATCTCTCCTAGTGATATTAGAGAACTTGCTTTCTCAAGAGCTAAAATTTACGGTAGAGGTGGAGATTTTTCTACCAGTACACCTGGTTTAGGTATCCTATCTTTTGCCGCTAGTGGTAATGATGGTACATTAAACTGTGGAACTTTACCAGCAAATTATCCAAGTGTAGTATCTGTAGGAGCAACAAATAGTAGTGGGCAGAGAGCTCCATTTTCTAACTATGGAACTAAAGTAGATTTTACAGCTCCTGGAGCAAGAGTTCCTTGTACTGATAGAGTTGGAGCAAATGGATATAATCTTGTACTAAATGGTACAACATATTCTACCAGTGATACCTGTTCTCCAAATGGAACATCATTTGCCTGTCCTATCGCAGCTGGGGTTTGTGCTGGAGTAGCTGCGGCAAACGGATCTCTTACAGCAAGTCAGATTCTTGATATAATGAAGTTGACCACTAATCAGATTGGTCCCTATAATTATAATTATGATCCTAGCACACCCGGTAAATCCTTAGAGATGGGGTACGGCCAACTAGATTTATATGCAGCTATATCACTTGCAACATCAGGAACTATACCTCCAGGCCCAGTTGTATTACCAGACCTTAGAGTAGTTATTAATTCACCAACTAGAGTTGATCAGGGTGCTGACATGACGATAACTTACACTCTATCGTTAAACACTATAGCTCAAGCCGATATAACATTTGATGTTAAAGTTTTCTATTCATTAGACGGTACTTACGATCCATCAGATCCGGAACTTATAACTAAGTCAGCCACAATATTAAAAGATCAATTCTTTACTCAAGGAAGTCATACGTTTACTGTGCCAAACACATTATCTGGAGATGTTTGGTTTGGAGTATTTGCAGATAGCACTAATGTAATAGATCCTGAGCCGGAGCTGAATAATGTAGGTATACGTAAAACATTTGTAAATGCCCCTGTAGTACCAGTAGGTTTAAACTTAGGAGTTGAAATAGACGATGTTATAGTAGATCCAGTGACTGGAAGTGTTACTGTAGCATATACCTTTACAAATACAGGTGCTGATACAATCACTAATTTTAAAATCAGAAAAGGATTTGATGGTCTTAAAAAATACGAGTATAATCTATTTAGAACATTAGAATCACAAGATGTACTTAAATTTTCTATCCCCTGGACAGACAATCCTGATTCTTCAAACTTATTCACCACTCCTTATAGAATAGAAATTTTATCTGTGAATGGTGTTGCAGATGATGATCCTAGTGATGACGTTGATGTCAAACTCCCTGATATTCAAATTCCTTCCGTTATAAATATATGATTATGAAAAAAGTATTAAAATACCTTCAGATGTATGATGGGTTATGGAGTGTCCCACTTGCCTTCCTGGCATTTTTTCTAGTAGGTAGATATGGCTATGAGTATTTTGGGGATGCCTTGATTTCTACAGAGTATATCCAAATTGTATTTATGGCAGCCCTAATCCTGATTTTTGCAAACTTTGTTGTATTTCTTGGAATTAACTTTAACTTCAGAAGTCTGCAGAGATACTTTTATTCCGTTGAGATTAAAGAACAAATTAAACAAGAACTAACAGTATGGCAAAGAATAAAGTTATATCTATTTGTTTACTTCTCATTCTTACTATTATTCCTCTTTATAACATGGTTGCTAATGACGGTTACTGTGTCAGAGTTACCGCCAGCTCTTATGTCGGAGTAAGGGAGAAGGGAGGTAATAATAAAGGATTTACAGATAGAGATCTCCGTAAAATTATGGAGGGAGTGGGCTGGAAACCTGGTTATCAGTGGTGTAGCTTTTTTGTAAAGGCTATGCTTAAAGAATGTGATATTGAAAATACAATATCAGGGTGGTCGCCGACAGCCTATAATAAAAAAGATGTAATATTTACTCATGGTAGATTCTATCAATCTTTTAAACCAGGAGATGTTCTTGTAATGACCCTATCTTATAACAAGTTTAAGAATACTAAACGCTATAAAGCTATTGGTCATACAGGTATAGTTGATGCTATAGGGCAACACTCTGTAAGGACTATAGAAGGCAATACCAATGATGCAGGTAATAGGGATTCAAGGGGAGGAGATGGGGTATACTACAAAATCAGACCGTTAAATAAAAGCATACACATAACAAGATGGAAAAGACAAAACTAGTAATTTACAGTGGTCTTACAGTATTAGCCTTAGCGGCTATTATAGTAACAGTTAAAACCTGTAATAAAAAACCTACAGAAAATCCCGCTGTAACTAGACTTGAAGTAATAAATGATAGTCTTCTTAAAGTAATAGATAAGAACACAAAGGCAGCTAATGAGTTGTATCTTAAGATAGATTCATTAAACTTTAAATCAGATACAATCATAGAAAACCAGTATACAGTAAATAAATACTATAAAGATGAGATATACAATATTCTTAATGCTGATGATCCTGCTACAGCTAAACAGTTTAGGACAACACTCAAAAAGTCGGACTCCTTACTCAAAGCAGGGTTTTACTCCAGAACTTACGACCTACGATCTTCAACTGTTCAACCTGAACTACACTAGCATGATGTACTGGTACAATACATCTATGGAGATAGATAGTTTGTATCAGCTAGAGAAGCTGAAAGTTCACTACTATTCTAAGATAACAGGAATACAGGCTAATAGCTACCAGGCTCTGCAGGAAATCTATGATAATAAGCAGGCTATAGAAAAGGCTATAGCACAGGAAAAGGAGATGCAGATTAAGGATCTTAAGAAAAGAAATAGAAAACTAATAGCACAAAATCTAGGGTTGACTATAGGAATAGCAGGACTCACATTTAGTACAATTTATTTTGCGTTGTTATGATTTTTCTTACTATATTATAATATATATATGTTTGTTATTTCATGGAACCAAGTACAGTATTCTTTGAGACAAGGGATGTAATTACAATAGTAGTTGGGGTGGCATCACTGTCTGGTCTCTATTACACACTTAAACGGTCTGTAGATAGACTAAGTACTAACTTTACCAATATGCAGGAAAATCACACCCGGGATATGGCTAGTCTAAACCAATCCCTTAAGGAAACCAAGGAAGACTTTGGTAAAAAAGAACAGAACATTTATACTAGAATAGGCGAGTTAAGAGAAGAGCAAAAGAGTGCTAGTGAAAGACTAGATATCAAAATTGACGCTATATCCTCTTCTGTTAATTCAATGAATGCCGCTTTGGCTGAACTTACAGGATATTTAAAAGGAAAGAAAACTTGAGTTGTTGTACTCTGTGTTGTGTTTTGTTATGTTGTTATGAAGTAAACCCGGTAAAGTCCGGGTTTTCTTTTGCAGTAGTTTAAATTTTGGAAGTTTAAACTTTTACATTACATTTGTGGTGTAAACTTAATAACAAACAAAATGGAAAATGCTTTCACAGAAGAAACGCTTAATCAAGGAGTACAATTCTCTGCTGAGGAAATTGCTGCTAGAAAACAAGAAATGCTGGACTTTTATAAAGAACAAATAGAGTTCATGTCTGTCCAGCAAGAGTTTGAAAAGCTATCTGCTGACATTGAGGAACAAAGACTCCGTAGAATGGTGGCTATGGTAAGACAGGCTCAACTACAGACTCCTCCTGAAGAAGAAGATGATCAACCAGAATCAGAGGCTCCTGTTAAAAAAAGATCTCTTAAAAAGTAATGCTAAGCTAAACCAACAATGGCTATTGTAAATCAAGTACAGAAACGGATAAGAATGGAAATCTGGGATATAACTAAATTCCAGATAGCTGTTCATTGTCACCTGAATGATATTCAGGTTTCTACTCTTGATCTTAATTGCTTAACTCTTTTAGCATTATCTGGAGAGAGAGAACTTACAGAGTTTTGTGAGGCTGCTGCTAAGAAGGAAATTTTTGGCAGCAGCCAATCTGTAAGGAATGCTTTAACAAAAGCAGAAAAAAGAAGTCTTATTATAAAAGAAGGAAAAAGCAAAAAGAAGATTAAGATCAATCCTACGTTACGACTTCAGACAGATGGTAACATTCTGCTAGACTATAAAATTGTAAGAATTGAATCCAAAGAAGCCTAAGACACTAATTACCGATCTCTACCTAGAGCTAGAGATAGATAAGAATCTAGTCTCTGATATAGTAGATTTCTACTGGCTTAATGTCCGTAAATCCATAACTCAGATAAGTTATCCTAGAATAGGTATAGAAAACTTAGGATCCTTTGAGCTAAAGATTAAATCTTTACAAAATACTATTGATAAATATCAAAATGCCCTGAACAAAACGGATACTTCTAATTTTAGAAAGTATTCAAAGTACATGGCCATTAAAAATAGACTAGAGATATTAGAAAATTCTAAGGCATCTATATTAGAAGAAAAAGAAAGAAAGAAACAAATAAAAACTAACAGATATGGCGACAATACTAGAGGTATGGAAGAAAAAGGGAAAGATTCTTGAAGGCATTAAAAACTCTTTTTTTAAGAATAAACATGTTGAAGAAGTTGCGGCAGCAAGGGATAAGATATGTCAAGAATGCCCTAATATTGACAGAAGCGGTGACAAGTGTTTTGCTCCCGGAACTCAACCCTGTTGTGGGGTATGCGGTTGCTCACTCCAGTTTTTACAGAGGTCTTTATCTTCAGAATGCGAGGCTGGCAAATGGAAGGCTGTACTTACTGAAGAGGAAGAAGAGGAACTTAATAAAAAACTTGAAGAAAATGCCGGTTAAATTTCTACCTGATGAGCATAAATATGTAAGTATTGATGCCTCAGAAAACATAAAATGGATGAGTGTCACCAGTGTAATCTCTAATTACAAGGAACATTTTGATGCTGACTTAATAGCTGAAAAATCTTCTAGAAATAAGAAGAGCAAGTGGTATGGGATGTCTCCAGAGGATATCAAAAATGCTTGGAAGGCGGAGTCAGATAGAGCAATAACTCTGGGTACGTGGTACCATAATCAAAGAGAATCAGATGTACTTGGCTGCAATACTATAAACAGAGAGGGATTAGATCTTAAAATTGTTAAATCAGTAGAAGTTGACGGAATTAAAACGGCACCCAATCAAAAACTTGATAATGGTATATATCCCGAACACTTTGTCTATTTAAAATCTGCAGGTATCTGTGGTCAATCAGATAGAGTAGAGGTTGTTAATGGGAGAGTTGATATCTATGACTATAAGACAAATAAAGAGATCAAGAAGGAATCGTACAAAAACTGGGAAGGCATATCTAAAAAGATGCTTCATCCAGTATCTCATCTTGACGATTGTAACTATAATCATTATGCTCTTCAGCTTAGTCTCTACATGTATATCATTTTAAAGCATAATCCAAAGCTCAGAGCCGGTAAACTCGTATTAGATCACGTCATATTTGAGGATGATGGTTTAGATGAAAAAGGAAATAAGATCCATAGATTAGACCTGGAAGGACATCCTATTATTAAGGATATTGATAGATATGAGTTACCTTATTTAAAAACAGAGGTCATATCTATAATACATCATCTCAATGATTCTTCAACTTAATCCTATGATCCCTATTAAAAGGGTATCCGATGATATGGAAGGTTATGCTTTTCTAGTAATAGATTATAGCCAGGAACATGATATATTATTTACCTGTGCTATGGACGATGGAGAAATATGGACACTAAGTAATAAAGAACTAAGATTTTGTAAAAATATAAGCTTAGACAGAAAATGATTGTAAGACTATTTGATATACAGAATAATGTGGTTGTTCCAACAGAACACTGCTATACTCTTTCCACTTTAAAGAAAATAATGGATAATCATCCGGAAGATTATTTAAAGATTTACCAGTACATATTTTATATGACCTGCCCAAATCCGGATATAAATCCTTTCTTTAATATATCTGAGGTAGATAAAGAAGAAGTTATTCTAAAAGAGATAGATGCAGATTTCTCAACTGACGATACAGATATATCAGCAGCACTTCGTTTCTGCTCTGATATGTACGAGACTCCAACTATGAGAGCATATAACGGGATTAAACAAATGCTAGACCGTTTAGCAAACTACATGGCTACAACAAATATAACAGATGGAAGAGATGGTAACCTCACAGCACTTACAAATACAGCAGCAAAATTTCAACAAATCCGGGAAGCCTACAAGGGTGCCTACAAAGACCTCCAAGACGAACAGAAAAGTCAAGTCAGAGGCGGTCAAGGACTTGCCTACGACCAGCTATAACGGGAAGTTTTTTGTAATTGATTTAGACCTGTACAATGCTAATATATTAGTTAGTATTGAACAGGATGCTGAGGATGTAGTTGTAGCTTTGGTAGAACATGGAGTTATACCATCATTAGAAAGTCCCGCTTTTAAAATGTACATGGAGCCTTTTATGGATATGAAGTCTACTAATTTGGCAAGGACTGCTATGTATGAAAATGGCGTAATAGCTGTTAGGCTTACTCATTTTGACGAGAACGATATTGAAAACATGGCAACTCTTGTACATGAGTTATCACATGTCTGTATGTATACTTTTGAAAGAATAGGTATGCCTCATACTGGTGACACTGATGAAGCTTATGGGTACCTTATAGGATTTTTGACAAAGAAGTTCTTTGAGAATGTAAGATAACTCCTATCTTTATAGTATGGGCAAGACAAACATTGAAAAGACACCTCCAAAGGGAGAGATTAAGTTTTCAATTACTCTTTCTGAAGAGCAGAAGAAAGCTAAAGAACTGATTATCAGCACACCCTACAATTTCCTTATAGGATTTGCAGGTAGTGGTAAAACACTAGTAGCAGTTCAAATAGCTTTAGATCTTTATTTTAAGAGACGAGTAAATAAGATTATTATAACCAGACCTACTGTTTCTACAGAAGATAATGGGTTTCTTCCTGGTTCCGAGAAAGAAAAAATGGAACCTTGGTTGGTACCTATTAAGTCTAATATGAGAAAGGTTTATGATAAACCTGACATCCTTAATAAGATGGAAGAAGAGGGTAATATTGAACTTGTTTCACTAAGTCATTTTAGAGGAAGAACATTTGAAAACGCTGTATGTATAGTAGATGAGTTTCAAAATCTTACTAAGGCACAGTTACAAATGTGTGTAGGTAGATTAGGTAAGAACTCTATTATGATTTTCACAGGTGATATGCAGCAGATAGATCTTAAGATAAAAAGTGAATCTGCTATTCATGATATTCCTAAAATAGAAAAATCAGGATTTGTAAATAAAATAGTTCTTACTGAAAATCATAGGCATGAAGCTCTAAATGAAATACTTAGACTACTGAATGAGTACTGAGATATACGAACATATACCTACCTATGAGAATGGAGAATGGACCTACACAGATTTTGAAAGTAGAAGAGAACTCTATGAATTCTGTTTATCAATATTCAAAGAGCCCGGGGAATATGAATTTGATGAAGTATCTAAAATGTTTAATGAACAGGCACGACTGTTTAATAAAAACGGAGTTTATACTACAGCACCGTCTGGTACTAAAGACTTTATAAAATACTGGGATACTGAAAAAGAGAAGTGTAGAAAGGGTGTAATCTATAAGTCAGGTACCAAAAATTGGTACATTACCCGAGACTATTATATGTGGCTAAACTTCTTGCCAATCTTTAACAAAGAGACGCAGAGGTATGGATTTGCTGATGTTAGAGATGCTCAATATCACATGGCTCTCTATGAGATTCTTGCTGAGTTAGATTATAAACATTGTGCTATCTTGAAGAAACGTCAGATAGCTAGTTCCTATTTTCACTGTGGCAAAATGATAAATCAGATATGGTTTGAGGAAGGGGTTACCCTAAAGATGGGAGCTAGCCTTAAAGACTATATAAATGAGAAGGGTAGCTGGAAGTTTCTTAATGAATATGAGTCATTCCTAAATAAACATACGGCTTGGTATAGACCAATGAATCCTAACAAGACAATGTTCTGGCAGCAGAAGATTGAAATTGTAAACTTTGTAGGGGGACAGAAAAGAAAGACTGAAATAGGTCTTAAGGGCGTAATACAGGCAATGTCATTTGAGAAAAGCCCAACTACAGGTGTGGGTGGTCCTACTAAATACTTCTTTCATGAGGAAGCTGGTATTGCCCCTAAGATGAACCAGACTTATGAATACTTGAGACCTGCTCTTAGATCAGGTATGATTACTACAGGAACATTTATAGCAGCTGGATCTGTCGGTGACCTTAGTCAATGTGACCCACTAAGAAAATTAATACTACATCCAGAAGCTAATGATATTTATGCTGTTTTCTCTAATCTTATAGATGATAAGGGTACAATAGGAACATCAGGATTATTTATTCCAGAGCAGTGGTCAATGCCGCCATATGTTGACAAATTTGGAAACTCACAGGTCAAGGAGGCTCTTGAGGCTCTTGATGAACAGTTTGCTAAATGGAAGAAGGAGTTAGATCCTCAAGAATATCAATTACGTATATCACAGCACCCTAGAAATATTAAGGAGGCATTTGACTATAGAACTGTATCTCTTTTTCCAAGTCATTTAGTTACGGCACAAATGCAAAGGATTGAAGAGAAAGAATATCCTTATGAGTTCTTAGATATACACAGAAATGCTAAAGGTGAGATAGAAGTAGAAACAACAACTAAGCTCCCTATAATGGAATTTCCGATAACTAAAAATACTGAGGATAAAACGGGTACATTAGTAGTATGGGAAAAGCCTGTTAAAGATCCTGAGTTTGGGATGTACTATGCAAGTATTGACCCCGTGGGTGAAGGTAAGACAACTACCTCAGAATCATTGTGTTCTATTTATGTGTACAAAGCTCCGGTTGAAGTAACTCGTAATGATGGAGAAAAGGTTGAAACTTTTATTGAGCATGATAAAATAGTAGCTGCCTGGTGCGGCCGCTTTGATGATATAGCTAAAACTCACGAGCGTCTAGAGATGATTGTTGAGTGGTATAATGCATGGACTATTGTGGAAAATAACATTAGTTTATTTATCCAACATATGATTCATCGCAAAAAACAAAGATATTTAGTACCTAGATCTCAGATTTTATTTTTAAAAGATATAGGTGCAAATGCTAATGTATTCCAAGAATATGGTTGGCGTAATACTGGTACTTTATTTAAAAGTCATATGATAAGTTATGCAATTGAGTTCTTAAGAGAAGAATTGCATCAAGAAACTGCAGATGATGGTAAAGTAGTTAAAACAACCTACGGTGTAGAACGTATTCCAGACATCATGCTGATGAAAGAGATGATGGCTTATAGAGATGGTGTAAACGTTGATAGGTTAGTTTCATTTGCTGCGCTTATAGCTTTTGCTAAAGTACAGCAAGCAAATAGGGGTTATAAAAAACGCTATGAGGAAACTGGAGCGGCAAAAAACTTGGATAACTCTAATAAATTCAGTAAATTAAATAAGAGCCCTTTTCGTCACATTGGCAATGGGGGCCATACTTTTAGTGGTATGAAAATACCAAGACAAGCATTTAAAAACTTAAGATAAGTTATGGAAATATACAATGCCATGCAGGTAAAGGCCGGGGCCAAGGTTGAGTACAACAAAATGGGTACTCTTAATCAGCCTATCCAGTTTTTACCTAAAGATAAAAAAGACAAAGACTGGGCTAACTGGAACCTAGACTGGCTAGAATGGCAAGGTTTGCGCGTAGTGCGTAGAAATGCACGTCGTTTCTTAAAGAACTATAAGCTTGCTAAAGGTATTATAGATAAAACAGACTACATTGTAGAAGAGGATAATGAGTATGCAGATCTTATTGAAACATTAACTCAAGAGGATGTAAGTGCATTGGAGCTTAAGTTCTATCCTATTATTCCTAATGTAATTAACACACTTGTATCCGAGTTTGCAAAAAGAAATACCAGAGTTACATATAACGCTGTTGATGATAGATCTTACAATGAGCTTCTTGAATTAAAAAAGCAAGAGGTTGAGCAAGTTCTTATTTTTGAAGCAGAGCAGGCTCTGGCTTTAAAATTATCTGAGATGGGTATGCCGTTGGATTCTGAAGAAGCCAAACAGGCAATGTCGCCTGAAAATTTAAAATCACTTCCTGAGATTCAAGAATATTACAGTAAATCTTATAGAAGCGCTGTTGAAGAATGGGCTGAGCATCAGCACAGAGTGGATTCTGATAGATTTACCATGGATGAGCTAGAGGAAAGAGCGTTTCGTGATATGCTTATCACAGACCGTGAGTTCTGGCATTTTAAAATGATGGAGGATGATTATGAAGTTGAACTTTGGAATCCTGTTCTTACTTTCTACAACAAATCTCCAGATAATAGATACATTTCTCAGAGCCAGTGGGTAGGTAAGTTTGATATG